GGCCCCTCCGCTGCGTCACCTTCCTGGGCTCCGGGAAGGCATCGCTGGCATGGAAACTCTCATCAGCCACTCCCTCGGGCTGCCGAATGAGAGCGACCTGTCGGAGGAGGATCATCGCAAGCTGAAAGCCTGTGATCATCTGGAGCTTTGGATCTGGAGCAAGGAACAGTTGTTCCTCGGTAATCGTTTCGCCGAAGAATGTATCTTGGCTCTTGAAGATGCTTGGAAGACACGTCCATTGCCCAAGGAAGCTGAAGACCTCAGAAAGTATATGACTGACAGAGATTTTCGCCCCGAGCGGACTGGTCATGTCATAGAAAGGCTGATGCCATGAGTCATGACCGTGGATGCTCTTGCGGCAAAGAGCCATATGAATATGAAGACTGCCATCGTGCCGATTGCGATCGTGGTATGAAAGCTAGGGGTGAAATTATGAACACAGAACATGTCAACGACAGACAAGTTGGTGGAGATCATTATCGTTCAGATTATCAGCATTGGGACTGGGCGATTGACATGAAGCTCGGCCCTATCGAGTATGCTGCTTCGAAGTATATCTCGCGATGGTGGAAGAAGCATGGTCCTGTCAAAGGACTCGAAGATGTTGAGAAATCCAAGCACTACGTCCAGAAAATCAAATCTGCCTATGAAGAGCGTCGCTACCAGACTGGTCTTTCCAGAATCGGTGAACAGAACGACGCGGTGTTCAAAACCATGAAATTCAGCAATACGAATGGCATGGATGAACATGAAGGAATGATCTGTTGGAAGTTGGCAACATGGGAAACCGCTGCTGATCTGGATGAAATTCTGACGGCAATTGATTACATTATCAAGAACCCTCAGAAAGCCGCTGGCAAGCGTGGCCGCTAAAGGCTACCTTTGCCCCTGCCCTGCCCTTGTGGCCCTCTGAGGGCTTCGGAGCGCGGCGCTGGCATAGCCTAGCACGGTAAACCAAAGCCAGCGCCGTCTGACAGTCGCAATAAAGTCCTCAATCTGCAAGAAAGGGTGCTAAAATGATCGGAAAGCTGATTGCAAGCCTTATCTGGCGAATCGTTCCACCGAAAAGACAGCCCGACTTCCTCATCGGACCGAATCCAGAGGATCCGTATATGCGTCGGTGGTGGATCATTCCGAGGAATAAATTCTTCAACATCTATCTGCATCACATGAGGCACGATGATGACGATCGTGCTCCTCACGATCATCCGTGGTGGTCTTTGTCGCTCTGCCTTCAAGGTCATATCCGTGAGTTGCAGTTGATACAGGATGATGATCTCAACGAATGGGATTATCGTGAAGGTCGTGATCGCTATATCGGAAACCAGACATTTCGTGAGAATAACATCTATGCTGGTGACTGGAAGTGGCGGAGCAGCACATACGCTCATTTCCTGAAGCTACCAAACGGCGACGCTTGGACTCTCTTCATAACTGGCCCGAATGTTCGGACGTGGGGTTTTCATTGTCCGAAAGGCTGGTTAGAATGGAAGAAGTTCGTCGATCCAACTGATCCTGGAAAGCCGGGTCGTGGTTGTGGGGAGCTTGATTAATCGCATGGCAACTCGTAAGAAACATAATCCCAGTTTAGGAGGGGCAGTTCAAATGAGCTTCTTCACACCGGAGAGCTCTTGGCGAGCTCCTCAAGTTTCATCGCTCCCCTCTTGGGCTGGTGCAAAACGAATAGCACTTGACTGTGAGACAAAGGATCTTCAGCTCAGGGATCTTGGTCCTGGCCCAAGGAGAGGAGGATACACGACCGGATGGGGTTTCAAGATCGAGGGTGGTCCGAAACACTACCTGCCGATTAGACACGAAGGTGGCGACAACCTCCCAGAGGAAGAAGTTCTGCGCTACCTTCGTGAACAGATAAAGAACTTCGATGGTGAAATCGTCGGTGCAAACTTGTCATATGACGTGGACTATGCAGCAACCGACGGAATTGTTTTCCATCCTGATGTCAAGTTCCGTGATATCCAGATTGCTGATCCTCTCATTTATGAACTCCATAAATCTTATAGTTTGAAGAGCATTGGTGAAAGATGGGGCGTGAAGGGTAAGGAGACTGATCTTCTGTTCGAAGCTGCTCGTTCTATGGGGTTGGATCCCGGTCAAGGTATGTGGCGGCTTCCTGCTCGTTATGTCGGCGAGTATGCAGAAAACGATGTCGATGCTCCTTTGCTCATCTATGAGAAGCAACGAGCGGTTCTTGACAAGGATGATCTCTGGCAAATCTACGATCTTGAGACTTCACTGCTACCAGTCCTCGTTCGCATGAGACAGCGAGGCGTCCGAATTGATTTTGAGAAGTTGCGGCAAATTGAAGAGCGGGCTCTAACCGAGGAGATTGAGCATCTTCGGTTCGTCAAAGATCAAACAGGGGTAAATGTCGCTGTCGGCGATGTCTGGAAAGCTGGCGCTCTTGCTCCTGCCTTGGAAGCTCTCGGTGTGAAGCTCGGTAAGACCAGCACTGGAGCTCCTCAGATTGACGCAGATATGCTGGAAGGTCTGAAGCATCCGGTTGCGAAAGCAATATCAAACGCTCGGAAGGTGAACAAGATTCGCACCACCTTCGCAGCTTCGATTCGTCGTTACGAAGTGAACGGTCGCATTCACTGTTCATTCCATCAAATCATAGCACAATCAGATGACGAGCGAGATCAGAAGGGTGTTCGATACGGGCGACTCAGCGCCACTGATCCTAACCTCCAGCAGCAATATTCTCCGGATCGTGTTCAAGCTGATGATCCACAGATTATCCTGGAGTGGAGGAAGATATTCATCCCGGAGGAAGGTGCTATCTGGGGTGTCAACGACTATTCTCAGCAGGAGCCTCGGTGGACGACACACTTTGCGGCTGTTATGGATCTTCCGAAGGCTCAGGAAGCTGCGAAGCGTTATCGTGACAATCCGGACACTGACAACCACGACATGATGACGCGCCTCATTCACGGGGACACTAACGTAGATAAATGGTTTAAGGAAGAACCGAAACTCTACAAGGTGAATCGCGGTTACTCCAAGAACATCTTCCTTGGGCTCTGCTACGGAGAAGGTGGGGCAAAGCTCTGCATCGACATTGGCAAGCCAACTCGATGGGCTTTAATCAAAGGATATGGAAGCACCAAGGAAACCCTTTATTTCGAGAATAGGCATGAAGCGTGGAAAGCAAGAGCCGAGTCCGGTGAGGGTTACATTCGCGAGGTCGCTGGCTTGGAAGGTCAAGAGATCCTTGATAACTTCGACGCAGAAGTTCCGTATGTTAGGAAAATTGCCCAGAAAGCGTCCGAAAGAGCAGAATCGGTGGGATTCGTAAGAACCATCATGGGTCGGAGACTGCACTTTGAACAGCGTCCTGATGGAACTTACGATTGGACTCACAAAGCCCTGAACCGAGTGATCCAAGGATCGTCAGCAGACCAAACCAAGAAGGCCGTCGTTGACTTGGATCGGGCCGGATATTTCCTCCAGCTTCAGGTTCATGACGAAACTGACGGCAGCTATGGCTCAGTCGCAGAAGCGAAAGCGGCTGGCAACATCATGCGAACTTCTATCCTAGAAGTCTGCGAACCACTGGTTCCGTTCAAGGTTGATACGGAATGCGGTCCATCATGGGGAGAGATCAAAAGTGTTTAACATATGGCGTCACAAGAAGACGGGTGGTCTTTACATCATCATTGATGAAGAGGCTGTTATTGAAAAAACACTTGAGAGAGCGACGATCTATCGCAGTCTCAGTGACAAGAAAACTTGGATCCGTCCTCATGCGGAATTCCACGACGGTCGATTCGAAGTCCTGAACTCGGCTGAATATCTTGGCGAAGGTAAAGTCGTCCTGTCACACAGCGACGCTTTCTAGAAAAGGAGAACTGATATGCAATCTAAAGATCTCGGCATCTGTGTCGTTCACGAGTTTCATAAAGTGTTCGACTGTGCCATCGGAAACACGGACGATCCAGCAGTTCCTGATTTCATTGATCAGGTTTCACTTGGAGCTTTGTCAAGCTACCATGTCGCAGCGGCTGAGCTCGGCGAGCGATTGAAACAGTATGCAGCTTCGGCTAAAGATCGTGGAGACGAGGCTGGAGCATTGCTTCTGATCCGTCTCCAGCTGATTCAGGAGGAACTTGCTGAGTTGTCCGAGGCGATGCTCGGTCGTGACATCGTCGGCTGTTTCGATGCTCTTGTGGACATCTCGTATGTTACGGATGGAACTTACATCACTCTTGGGCTTCACGAACGCAAGGAAGCTGGCTTGATTGAAGTTCACAGCTCGAACATGAGCAAGTTGGACGAGAACGGTCAACCGATCTTCAGTGAAGCTGGTCGCGTTGTGAAAGGTCCGAATTATCGGCCACCAAATCTCGCGCCTATCGTAAACTCTACGAAAGATTAAGCTATGACGATATTGAGCGCTCAATCAATCGAGAGGCTGTGCGTCCAACAGGGGATGCTCAGCCCATTCTCCGGTCGGACACGTCACGAAGGTGTCACGTTCGGTCTCAGCGCGGCAGGGTATGATGTTCGCATTGAATTCGATCGTGACGGATCGAAGACTGAACACCTTCTCAGCCCAGGAGAGTTCATGCTGGCCTCGACGATTGAGCGGTTCAAAATGCCGAACAATCTCGTCGGAATTGTTCACGACAAGTCCACTTGGGCTCGTCGTGGGATTGCTGTTCAGAACACTGTCATCGAACCTGGATGGGAAGGCTGGCTGACTCTGGAGTTGACAAACCACGGTCCTGAGCCTGTCCTGTTGAAACGAGGTATGGGCATTTCACAGATACTATTTCATCTGTTAGATGAGCCAACTGAAATCCCTTATGAAGGGAAATACCAGGACCAAGAACGAGGACCAGTTGCCGCCAAGAGCGATAATCAGCACTTGTCAAATGACCGTGCAGATGTTATGGTGAACGTCCATGAGTGAATCTGGTATGCGGCAAAATCTTGTCAAAGCGTTGAAGCCGCTTGACGCAGTTCCAATAGAAAATCACATGCGAGCCGGGACACCGGACGTCCAATATATAGGGGGATGGATCGAATGCAAATGGCTCAAAGTCTGGCCGGTATCGGCGGACAGTCGTCCAGTGCGCTTTCCTCACCCTCTTACCAAGGAGCAGGGGATATGGTTAGCTCGACGCTGGATGCGCGGTGGCACGACTCTCGTCTGCGCTCAGGTAGCGAGGGAGTGGTTCTTCTTCAGCGGAGAGACCGCAAAAGACAAATTCGGGAACATGACCCGTCTGGAAATGAGGGAGGAGGCTCTCCTGCATTTTCAGGCAGGGCTGCAAGCGGAAAGGTTAATCGAGTGGCTCCGTTCCATATCGAGGGGATGACTGTCGGTGAGCGATTGCTCATTGCTCGTCGTCGATCCAATGAATCTCAAGAGACTGTTGCTCGTCGCTTCGGCATGACCAGGAATACCTATGGTCGCCTTGAACGTGACGATGAGGATCTTCACTCTGGTATCTCACTCCCGGAACTCGGCGAGCTGACGCAGGAGGAAATTTGTATCCTTCTTCGTCGGCGTGCTGGTCTGACTCAGGAGGAGTGTGCCGACAAGATCGGTGTCACGCGCTTCTGGTTCAACCAGATGGAGATGGGGAAAGTTTCCTCGTCTGATCTCGTCAAGTTCTGGGAGTCCAGAGTATGAAGGGAAAAAGCCGCGCATCAATTGAGTTCCTGAAAAAGTGGAACAAGAATGGTCCATGGGTGCTTACAGCTATCCAGACTGATAAGAAAGCGATTGCAACGACTACCTTTCGGCCGGAACAAGACAAAGAGCTCTTTGAGTGGTTGGAGAGATATAACGGTATCCGGAATATCTATTTCCATGTGAACTCAGTCATCCGTGACTTGACAAGCAAAGCTCTGAAAGAAGATATTAAGTCTGCCGACTGGCTCCACATTGATATTGACCCACAGCCTGGAGAGAGTCTCGAGGAGGCACGGGATCGCTCCCTTGGGCTTCTGACTGACAAGCTCCCAAGAGGTATTCCCAAGCCGACAGTCGTCGTATTCAGCGGTGGTGGTTATCAAGGATTTTGGCGTCTGAAGCAGCCAGTTATGATCGATGGTGACATCAAGAAAGCTGAGGATTTCGAGCTCTACAATAAAAGGCTGGAACAGATCTTCGGTGGTGACCATTGTCACAATGTTGACCGTATTATGCGACTTCCAGGAACTGTGAACGTTCCAGATGCCAAGAAGAAGAAAGCTGGTCGCACTGAAGAATTGGCTCTCGAGATGATATTCGAGACGACCAGCTACGATCTGTCTGACTTCAAGAAAGCTCAGGCAGTCCAAATCGAGGGTGGTGTCGGCTCACAAGGTGGAGCGAGCGAAGGTGGATACACTATCAACATTCCTGGCAATGTCCAGCGAATCGTTGATTTGAGTGAACTGGACGAGTGGAATGTCCCTGACCGTGTGAAGGTGATCATTGCCCAAGGGAGGCACCCTGATCAACCGAAAGAGGGAGATAACTCACGTTCAGCTTGGCTCTTTGACTGCATCTGCCAGCTTTTCAGATGTGGCGTTCCGGACGAGGTTGTTTATGCGATTGTCACGGATCCAGATTGGGGTATTGCTGAAAGCGTTCGTGAGAGCAAGAACTCTGAGCGATATGCCATTCGGCAGATGACTCGTGCCAAAGAGCATGTAGACGATCCAAACCTCCGTATGATGAATGAACGACATGCAATCATCGGAAACATCGGTGGGAAATGCCGAGTTATCGAAGAAGTCGAAGACGACATCATGAACAGAAGCCGCTTGACTATTTCATCCTTTGAGGATCTCCGTAACAGGTATTCTCATATGATGGTGGAAGTTGGTCAAGACAAAGAAGGTAAGGCTGTCCGTATTCCTCTCGGGAAATACTGGTTATCACATCCTCGTCGGCGACAGTTCGATTACATGAGATTCATGCCTCAGGGTGACAAGCCTGGAGTCTATAATCTTTGGAGAGGATTTAGTGTCGAACCAAAGCCAGGAGATTGCTCTCTATATCTGAATCACATTCGTGACAATGTGTGTGGTGGTAACGAAGGATATTACGACTATTATGTGAAGTGGATGGCGAGAGCAGTGCAGAATCCAGCTTCACAGGGCGAAGTGGCAATCGTCATGCGAGGAGGCAAAGGTGTCGGTAAATCAATCGTCGCGAAGATATTCGGCTCACTGTTCGGCCGTCACTATCTACATGTCGCCAATCCATCTCACCTAGTCGGCAACTTCAACGCTCACCTTCGTGACGTTATCTGCCTGTTCGCTGATGAAGCGTTCTTCGCAGGTGACAAGCGGCATGAGTCAGTCCTCAAGATGCTGGTGACGGAAGACAGTATCCCAATCGTACAGAATGGTGTGGACGTTGAAACATACCCGAACTATGTTCACTTGATGATGGCGGCGAACGATCCTCACGTTA